GATTTCAATGGCCGAGTGTATAATGCAAACAAATAGAATATTACCAATACATCCAATCGATATGTGGATTTATATATTTTTATCTTTGTATTATTTACCTCTCACATTGTTAAAGACTTTTCCTTTTAATTCTAGTTCATATTCAACTCGATGAAATTCATCATCTTCGTTTTTTGAATCTTGTTCAAACGTAGGATCTTTTTGTGGTTTAACAATTGTATAAATCTCAATTGGCGGAACTCCACCATTCTCTTTAGGTTGTGTCATCTACCTCTGCCTGCCTTACGCATTACATTCATTTTAGGTGTAAATTTTGGTTTTGTTTGTGGTTTTGGACCAACTTGTTTGAGATTACGAACTTTTTGTAGTTGTTCTTCACGAAACTTTTTATCATCTGACATACTATCTCCTTATTGGTTGCGGGGGAAGGAATCGAACCTACGGCCCCTGGATTATGAGTCCAATGCTCTACCTCTGAGCTACCCCGCTATAACTATATATCTCAAAAACAAAAATGAAAATTTGAAACCTGGAAAGCGCCGGATTTTTTTCGGTGGCTCCGGCGACTCCAACCTTTTTAGTTAAACTGAATGCCAGAGTTCATCATAGTATTCATCTTTGCCACAGCCACACTCTGGACATAAGAAATCATCTGGTAGTTCTTCCCACTTACCTTCAGTTTTTTCATCGTGTCTATGGCCACAAACAATACAGATGTGTAATATTTCTGCCGTCATTTATAGTGCCTCCAATACTTGTTTATAAGCATTTGCATGACGCTCTTCAATTTTCTTTAAAGCAGCAAAACGTTTCTCTGCTTTCTCTAACACAAGCAATTTTTGTTTAAACTGGTTAGCATGTTCTTTTGATTCAGCGATCTGTTCAACGAACTCAACAGATGCTTGAGCATTTTTTTCTGATACAGCATTGTCATAAAAATTAGGATACATTGTAGTAAACTCATATGTTTCACCTTCAATGGCTTTCTCTAAACATTCTTTAGTGGATGGTTTACCAATAAGTAATTCTAGATGGCTCCATGCGTGAAGTAATTCTTGTTCTGCTGTGTGTTCAAAATGTTTTGCCACTTCTTCATGGCCATTTTGACGAGCAATTTTGGCAAAGTAACGGTATTTGATGTGTGCTTGGCTTTCACCAGCCAAGGCGCTTTCTAAATTCTTAATAGTAATTGACATGATTTTTCCATAGTTAAAGAGTTCTTGAAGTTATTACGGCAATTCGTTTTTGTATTTTCGCTTTGTCTTTTGGACGGCTAGTTTTTTCTAAAACATCATTAAGTTGTTTCAGATTTAAAGGTCCTAATCTTGGCTTACCATTTTTAGTCAACATAGGATTTTTTTTGTTTTTGAAACTGCCATGATATGGTCCTTTGAAAATTTGGAGCGGTGCCACTGCTATGCTCAGGTAACACAAGAGGGAATCTTGTATCGTGCTATCACTCACCGCATATGTAATACTATAACATTATATATGTTGATTGTCAATACTTATTTGTGGTATATTTAACCATGCTATAGGTTCTGGTTTGAGAGGAGCATCTGGATTACGAATATCACTAAACACTTCCCATAATTTTTCTTTAATAACAAATTTGGTAAATAATCCTGTTGACACTCCAAAAGCTTCAACTTCCCATGGTTCATCATAATAGTTCAAATTCTCTGTGATCTTTTGGCCCCTCCAACGAGTACCATATTCATTCATTTCATTATAGGCATATTGTTTGACATGAACCATTTCATGGGCTAATGTTTCTAATATGTCATGTGAACCTATAATGGGATTTAATTCTATTTCAAATTCTCTCGGTTTATTACTCTCATTATAATCAATAACTCCAGCATATCCTAAAGCATCTAATTTGGAATTAAATTTAATGCGAATAAATATGTTGTCCGACATTTTTGTGGACATCAATTCTTGAGCATAAAAAATAGCCGCACGTTTCACATATGGACGGAAACGTTCTTTATCTGGACATCCGATAATACTGAGCTGCATTTAAAACTCTCCTAGGATGTTAATATTTAGGAGTAAAGTCAATTTCACCTGGTGAAATAATTAAACTACCTCAACTTCAACTTTTTCTACTGGCTCTTGTGGTACCTGAGCAATTGCTTGGTCACGAACCTTAGCAAATAATGATTGTGCTGCAGCCGCTTGGTCGGCCAAAGATTGTGCCTGTGAAGCTGCTTGATTAAGCAATCCTAATACTCCGTTTACTTCTTCTACTGTTAGTGTTAAATTAATATCCATTTTTTTCCTTTATTTTTTAAATTACCAACTACCATCATCAAACCATACTCTAATTGTAAATGGTAAGATTTCAATTATGTATGATGTAGAAACTTCCCAAACATCGTTATCACTACCTTTATTAAAAGCAATTCTCCAATGAAATGGATTTAATCTCAATGTAATGTTACAGCCAGAATATTTAAGCCAATTCATCTTAGAATCTCTGGTATAGGTTCCGGAACGTTAAATTGACTACGAATGTATTTGTCTTTCAACATTTCTGGTATTACTGTATGTGGTTCTTCTAAAATGAAAGGACAAGGTTCGTTCCATCTATTTTCTAATAAAAACATTCTAAACAATTCAATGTCTTTTTTGTTTTTAGGATCAAACTTCCGTTTTTGATTATTTAATAACTGATGTTGAACTAAAAAACTCATTTCACATACTCCAAATTTTCTTTTCTCATATAGTGTACCACCTGATATTCACCAGTAGGCATTTCTTTGACCACAGGAATAAAAATAACATCTTCTATATCTTTAGTCTTCCAGTTGGAATAGGTATAATAGATGTCGGAGTTCGTTTTTGAACGAACCTTTTGTAGAATAGGATTTAATTTCACTTTTTTCATAATATGTACCATTATAACATAGAATAGGGGGTCCGTCAAGAACCCCCTATATGTTTACCGAGTTTTTGGATAATTCAACTGTTCCCATTCCTCATCGGTTACGGGCCACCAGTTAGACATCTTTCTTTTCCTTGATGGCAATCTTCTTAATGGCATCTTGAGTTTGCACAAAATTTTCCAACCAGACACGTAACATACCATTTACCATTTCAGCTTGACCAATTTCAATCTTGTCAGCCAATGTAAATGCACGTGTGAAGTTACGGTTAGCAATACCTTTGAACAAGAAGCTTTCTTCTTCATTGATATCGTTTTCTTTTGCGGAACCTTTGATAACCAATTTATTGCCTTCAAGTGTTACTTCAATATCAGACTTGGCAAAACCAGCAACTGCCATTTCAATGACATACTTGTTTTTGCTTACTTGTTTGATATTATATGGGGGATATGACGGCACAGCCTTCTGAATCGTTTTGGTAACTTCTTCAATATCTTTAAAGAAACTGTCAAAGCCAACCGTATATGGATCGAGGGTCTTGTGGAAGTCAAAAATGGAAGGTAATAGACTTGTAGTCATGGTTATATGCTCCTTAGTTTAAGCGAGTTAATCAAAATTATAGGCCCCGAAGGCACCTACATCCATATTTATAACACAAAAAGCCTATTTTGTCAATAGGCCCCTGGTTTTTTACCAATATTATACTTGGGTACCAAGTCCCAATCATCTTTATCTTTGTGGGAAAGTATCTTAATTTGTGATAGGAAGATGGGCGGAGGGTTCTCTACTTGCTTTCTATTCACTATCTTTACTAAACCCCAATCTTCTAGGAGTTGCGCTATGGCGTTTCTACGAGATAAATCATTCTCAGATAGGTCTGTAGGTTTGCCATCCAATGCAAAAAGTTCTTTGAAGTGGACGATATAATACTTGCCCTGTTTATGTAATATATGGCAAGATTGGTACAATATTCTGTCTTTTTTGGAAGCCACACCGATGCGTGTCAGGGTTTCACGTACTTTTAAAAAATCATCCTTTTCACCGAGTGTAACTTCAACTAAATCTATAATTGAAATCATGACTTGTTCATTCCGCCTTTATTTGTTTTAGCTTTTATTTCAGCGATTTGTTCATCATTTAGAATACGCAAGGCTTCTTTGGCTTTCTCGTTGGAGTATCCAAAGTACTGTTTGACACATTCTATATCTTTGTCGACCTCTGATTTCTGCCACGGTTGAAATTTCCGTTTCATTGGTCTTATGGTATTTAGAAGATATGAATATTGCATGTCCACATCAATCTCTGGATGTAGGTTCATCTCATTGACATATAGAACACAATCCATATGGTATGATAGAGCACGATTGATAATAAATGGCTTGTATTCTTTAAAATCTATCTCATCACGGAATACAGATTTTTTAGTTTGCAGTATTGATGGTAGTATCTCTTTAAATAAATCTGGCATATCAATACATTGTCGAAAGTAATTGTTGTAATTCTTTTGATTTTTCATCAGGCATTTTATGCACAGGTTTTAAAGCATCTTGTTTAATTGGAATACTC